CCTACGCTCCCCTATGTTCCTTCGTTCAAAGCGTACCACGCGTCCGGCTCAAGAACCTTTTACGGGTGATTGGGCTGCGTCTGTTCCTCTAGAGGAGAGGAAGTGGGTCACCCCGCGTTGGCGGGGTGGCGAGTGGCAATATATACTCAAGCCGAGTGCCCCCAGGTCTGCCAAAGTGGCGATCGGGAAGGCGAAACATGGCAGGGTGGTAGTGGCAATGCCACGGGAGCAAACTCGCAATACTCTGATATTGCGTGCAAAGCGTGCTTTGGCGCTCGATGCGGACTATGGAACACCGCATCTCGAGGATATCGCCAAGCGCGTGACAGTCGACGGGGGTCGCGTCGAGAGTAACGACCCCCGACCGGGAGTAGGCCCGGATAAGATCGCCACCGAAGACATCGACCGTAGGTGGGCGATCAAACAGCGGCAGCTCAAAGAGATCGGCGTGCCGCTCATCGATTTCCTCAAGACCTTCTTGACTAAAAGTGAGATCGACAAGCTTAACCAGCAAGACTATGCGGAGCGGCTCCGCCAAGAGGAGGATGCCGCAGCTGTCGCAGCGGAGAAAGAGCGCATCGAGGAAGAGGCCGCAGCGGAATCTGCCGCGGAGCGCCTCGCTGCTGACATGGCTTACATACGTGGCGAAACTACCGCCCCTATGTTCTGGGTTGCGGCCCAGCCAGCAACGTATGCCCAGGCGGCTCGCGCCGCGCCGGTAGACGACTGGGATGGCCCGCTGCCGCCGTTGCCCCGCCTGCCTGACGTGCTACCCCCAGCGAAGAAGAGCAAGCCCGGTAAGCGCGAAAGGAAAAGGGCCCGCGGGGAAAAAGTGGCAAACCCCGGCATGAAAGCGCGCCGCGCCGCTGTCAACCGAAAACACGATGGGCCGCGTCCCCGAGTTGAGGGGGTGGCGACGCAAGGCGCGCCACCGCCGCTTGTCGCCGGGGTCGGCGCCGCTCGCGGGCCGACCCCGTCCGTAGCACGATCCCACGCGAGTGGGGCCGCGGACAGCCAATCTGACTCCTCCCCTCGTATCGTGCCCAGTTTACCCAAGATGACCGTAACCGCCACGCCTGCAGGACTTGTCGTCTGGCCGGCGGTGCCTGCAGGCATCGCACATTTTGGATTGCCGACAACCCACGCTGTGGAGGAGCCGCCTCTCCTCCCGACGCCTCCGTCAGAGACGCCGCGCGACCTTTGCGCCGCCCCGCTCGCGTTACCGCCGCACCCTGTCGGTAGTGGCCCAACGATTCGCACGATACGCATGCGTCGCCATCGAGAGACCACGATACGAGCCGACCTACGCGAGTTTCGCGATGTTGCTCTCGCGGCTGTGACCGCCAAGCCCATTCGTTTCATTGTTGGAAAAGTCTTGGCAGCCTTGTCGGTGATCATTGTAATGTTCCACGCGTTTGTGTTGCGATTGTGGAACTTCGGCTATGAGGCACCGCTCGTCAATCTCGACCCGAAAGAGGTGCTTGCCGGTACCCGCGTCGTCAATCAATTGGTGTCGTCCGGTATCGACCCCGAAAGTGCGCAAGCGCGGCAGGCGGTCTTCGCACGCATGAACACGCGACTCGAAACTGATCCTCAGATCATACACGAGAACCTTGACGCGCTCGTGCGCACAGCCGTTGTTCGGACATCCCAGTTCCACTGGGACGCCACGCGCGCGTGGGCCCGCCGCGGCACGCGTCGAGCCGCGCGGACGCTCATTGTCGCCATGGTGATTGCTTGGATTTTTGCCAGCACCACCTGGCTCGTCCGCGCCGAGAGCCCCGAGACGAAGACGCGCGAGACATCGGAGACTAGCGTATTGCTTTGGGCCGCAGAGACGGTCAGACAATCGCTCATCCATCATTACTCACTTACTGCCGGGGCTATTGGGGCTTTTGTCATGGCAGTAGCTCCCAGCGTAAATGTCGTCGACCTCGTTTGCCCAAAGACAGAGAGCGGGCTCATGGACATGGAGGTGTTCGAAATGCCAGAGGGTTACGGGGCCTATCGGCCCGACGTCCGGCATACCAACACGACGTGTCTCGGTTGGGGCGACGACTCGAAACGAGGGAAACAATGTGCCATGAAAATGAAGCCGAGTGAGTCAGCCTGCTGCGCGCCAGACGCGCGCGGTGGTACTTTGGTTGGATGGGCTACCCGACTTGCTTATGTGCTCCGCAAATGCCCGTGTGACGTGGTAAATGCGATCCGACACCGCCACGGCGCCAAGCAACCGGCGATCCAGCGCCTAATCACCGAAGTGTTCGACGATTTTGTCGAACCGATGCGGGGGTTGTCTATGGAATACGTTGCCCACCCAATGCGCGAGTTCGTGAATTGGATCGCCAAGTGGCCGCTCAGTAAGCAAGCGAGCATACTCCGGTCGATCGCTGAAGACGACTTGTGTCCGAACCGTGTCAAGGCGATGATAAAACGCGAGATCAATCACAAACGCCCCAGTAAAGCGCGGTTGATCCAGTTTTACGCGAATTTGCGGACACAAGCTGAGTTTGGGCCACATTTTTACGCGGCGCAGAAAGTGGTTTGCGCTGCTTACCAGCGCACGCGTTTGAACGGGGGCATTGACGTCACGTTCGCCAGTGGTATGAACTCGCAGGCTCTTGCTGATTGGATGGAAAGCGTCCTCAAAGAAGGAGCGGTGAGTTTCTACGAGCGCGACGGCAAGAACTGGGATTCGTCGATGCAGAAACCGCACGCGGACTTCAAAACGGCGCTGTACGCCATGCTCGACACGGAGCTAGCGGACTTCGCGCGCAAGTGCAGCGTCGTCAATGGTATTGCACTCGTCCCCAATGAGACAATTAAGTACACAATGTCTTATACGGTGCAATCCGGACAGAATGACACGACGCTGGGCAACAGTATCGTGAACGCAGCCATTGCGTACGCTGCATTTAAGCGTCTCGGGCTGCGCGGTTCTATCCTTGTCGCCGGCGACGACTTGCTCGTCGCTGGCTACGAACCGCTCCCAGGTGCGGCGATCGCGGCCGCTGAGGCAGAGTACGGTATAACACCCGAAGCTCGTGTATTCGAGCAGTACAAACACGTTACCTTCATATCTGGAGCTTGGTTCAATGACGGTGAACAGATGGCTTTTCTGCCGCTGCCCGGGCGTTTGTTCGCCCGGTTGTGGTGGACAGTCAATCCGCCGTCCAAGAAGAAAACGCCTAACTACATGCGAGGAGTCGCGCGGGGCTTGTTGCCCTGTATGGCTACGTTTCCAGTAGTTGGCACCATGCTCAAGCGATTTGATTCTGAAGGCGCTGCACTTGATCCCGCCAAGCACAGAGTCTGCAATGAGACATACTACGCCTTCGGGCGTGGCATGTATGAGTTCGTTGCAGAGAAATATGGCATTACGGTCGGCGAGCTAGAGGATCTTGAAAGATATCTCGAAAGCTTGCCGGTCGAGCCACTGTTGCTTGTTCACCCAGTCATCGATCGGCTTATGGAGGTCGACCTCGCCGACATCGATGATCGGGGTAATGGAATCTGGTGATTCGGGTTTACGTTGTAAACGTTCTTTAATACACATAATGCCTCGCCGCCGTAGTTTCCCAGCATCGAAGAAAGGAGTGCAAGAGCTCATCCACAACCACCTCGCTAAACAGGGAGTTTCAGCTGATGGTCGTGAGTGGGTGACTCGCGCGCTCAACCCAGCTAGCGAACATCGTTCGCCCGGGTTACCGGATTCATCCGCGACCCCAGTCATCCGTCCGGATTTCCGCCAGAGCGTGTCTATCCCCGCGCCTACGTTCCCGGGTGGTGAATCCACTTGGGACTGTTATATTTGGACACCACCCGGAGATGTCAACGCCCTTTATTGGGCGGTTGGCCCGGGTGGTACAGATTTTGGCGCGACGGTTTCACCCGTAGGAGCGTCAATGGGCGTCGTGCAGCTACAGAGCAGTAGCACTGTGGGTCAGACCCATCCTTGGGAGTATCAAATCGGTCCCCTCGGGCACCAAGCAGTCTCATTGTATCCCGATTACAAACCTGTCGGCTTCCGCCACCAGTATAAGTCCATTACGATCGAACAGATTTGTTCAGCAGTGTCAGATCAAGGCCAAGTTTATGCTGCCCAGTTCGCGCCTATCATCCGCCGTTGCGGCGACGTCACGCTCAACGGCTATTACTCAGGAGTGCCGATCGAGCCCCCCCCGCCGGAACCGCCGCTCAACTACGAACTCATTGCTGGGTTCTATCAGATGGTTCTGCCTACGGATGAACAATCGCTTACCGCCATGGTGCCGGAAATGTACATGGGACGATCTAATGAAGGTATTTATATGCCACATCGTCTCGCCGGCCCTGAGCAACCGTTCGCAACTACCCGAGCCTGTGGGCCGGTCGGCGTCGCCCAAGGGGGTTGGGGCACGTACGCAGCCGACCCGAGTAATTTTCAGATGGGGGCGGTGTTGCAGGTTATTGACGGTAGGCTCACAGGCTCCACTGCCACACAGATTCCCTGGCCATTCGCGTCGTTGACCAAGTCTGGTGCTGTCGCATACCCTGGAGTTCGCCCCAGCTTTGACTCTGGCTTCGACAATACCAATGTTGGCGTCGTGATCTTCCGTGGCCTTCAAGGCTCAGGTGGTGGAGGTTTTGGCGCCTCGCTCCAAATTAAAGTCATCGCGGGGCTTGAGATCGCAGCATTCCCAGATTCGCCGGCGCGTGTGTTCGCCGAACCGCCGGCTGACATGGATGAGAAAGCAATGCGGGCGTATTACGATCTCTGCATCCGCCTCAAGGACGCGTACCCAGCCGATTACAACGGACTAGAGGCTATTTGGGACGCCATCAAAGACGTGGCAGGCAAGGTCTGGGGTGTGGTTGAGCCTGTCGTTGTTGACGTGGCTCAAACAGGTGCACGTATGCTAGGACAAGTCGCAACAGGGTTTCTTGGTGCGAAACTTGGCGCGCGTGCCCCCATGCCACCCCCAGCTGCCGCCCGTGTCGTATACCGTGCGCCATCAGTTGGCGCTAAGTCGTCAATGGTCGTTCGTGGTAAACCCTCTCAGGTTAAACGTCCTGTCAGGCGTGCTAACCCACGACTATTGATGGCAACTCGTTGAGTTTTCCGTTTGAAAACCCCGCGGTAACTGTCCGCGACAACAAAACGCCCATTTGTGGAGCAATCTACAACTAAAACAC